CCCGGCCACGAGCGGGAGACTGGCGAAAGTCTGCGGTCTGGTCGGGTGACCAGGACGATGCCCCGGCTGTACCACGCACCGTCCCACCAACTGACACCCGGACAGGCGTGTTCCGGCCAGCCTTCCCGTACAGCGGCGACTCCGGGTTGCTGGTGCGGAAGGTGTCGTCATCGTTGTTCAACTGGGCGACGATCCTGCATGGGCGGAGTGCGGCAGACTCGTCGCCCTGCCCACGGGTGATGGTGATCGTGTCGGCGAACACATCGTCTGTGGCTGCGATGTTGTGCCACGCACTGTCGTAGTACAGCTCAACTGCCACATTCTGCTCAGGCATTGCGCCCCCCGAGAGCAAGTTGGACGTTGCCGCCGCGACGGCGGACAGCACGGCTGAGAACCTCCACGAGCAGATCATCGAGCTGGGTCCCCCCTGAGTGAATTTCGATCACCGCACGGTCGCCCCCGCCACGAGTGCTGACCCGCTCGCCCGCCTGCAGGACAGCGAGCTGCTCCGATCCGGGCGTACCGGGTACCACACCGCCCGAGTGGAAGTGCGGCAGGTGCGGCACGCTGATGGTGTTACCGCCGATGCCCGGCACCCAGGCCGGCACGGTCCAGGACAGCCGACCTATCGTGGCGTTCCACGCCGAGGCAATCATGTTGAATGCGGCACGGTATGGCGCGGTGATGAACTCGGCCACCTTGGCGAACGCCTGCGCAGTCCAGCCGGGGATCTTCTTGAGGAAATCCCATGTGTTCGATGCGGCACGCTTGATCCAGCCCCACGACGCACGCCACGCCTTGGAGAACCAATCGGTCTTCAAGGCAATCAACACGATCACGGCGATCAAAGCCGTGATGCCGACGATGATCCATGTGATAGGCGAGGCCAGGAACGCGAGGTTATTGAGCCACTGGGCCGACGTAAGTGCCTTGACAGCCGGGATGACTGCGTTGACCATACCCGAGGCCAGGTCACCGAGGCCGAACCCGAGCAGCAGCAGCGTCTCGAATCCCCAGTCACCGGCCGCAGCCTTCTTGATGCCCTGCGCACCGTCCTGCAGGCCGGTCAGGGTGTCTCGGAAACCCATTGCTCGGGTGTCCATCTTGTCGAAGCCCTCGGATGCCTTGCCGAATTTCTCCCCCGACTCGCCTACCTTGCGGTTCATGTCGTCACCGGCAGCGGACACCCGACCCATCGACTGTTCGAGTTTAGATGTCTCGCCTGCGAACGTGAGCGTGACCTGGTTAGCCATCAGTCGACCTCGATCCCTGCATCCTTGGCCACCGCGACGATCGCCTTCTCCATGATCTTCGTGAACTCGTCCCGGTTCTTGCGCAGCGTCGGGTAGAGGTACCGACCCTCCTTATAGAACGGTCGCCTCGCCCCGCCCCCGCGCCCGGTTGTGCCGCCGAAATCCAGCCAGGGGTAGTAAGGGGCGCGCTTCCCGCCGACCGCGATCCGCACCGTACGCTGGGTAGATCTGGGCTTCAGGCTGGCTGCCGCAGCGCCGGAACGCCGAGGGATCAAGGGGCGGGTCTGATCGATCAGCAGGTTGGCTGCTTCGTTGAGTGCGAGCCGCAGCGTCTTAGGCAGGTTCTTGTCGATCTCCCGGAGCCCACGCTGGAACTCGCGGAGGCCTTGGACATCAACCGTGATCCTGCTCATCTTGTCCTCTTAGCTGCCAGCTCCTCGCGCTGGGCCTTCCTCGCGTGGTAGATACCCCAGCGCACGTACTCGTCGTTCGACATGTGGCTGCGGAGCCACTCCACCGTCACACTCAGCCTGTCAGCGAGATAATGCTCGAACTCCATATCCGGGTTGGACTCGAACTCGCGGTAGACCTCATTTAGGACGCTCCTGAGTGAGGCCAGACAGCTCCTGGATCTTGTCGGCCACGAGCTGCAGCTCACCCGCAGGAGCGACCTGCTGCCAGTCCCCGACCTCGGCCTCGGACATCTGCGGGTCGAGCAGCGCCCAGGCGACCGCCCTACGTTCCAGCTCCGCCCCGCTCTTGTCCTTGAGCCGCAGCGTCTCACCACGGGTCAGGGGCCGGATCGTCACGGTGCCGATGCCGGGGATCTCAACCTGCGCGCTGACCTCACGCTTGGCGAGGAGTGCCTGCTTGATATCCATCGGGGGTGCCCTTCTCGTTAAAACCGCGCGGCAGCCAACTAGCCGAGCGGGTATAGCTTGTACGTGACGCTGGTGGTGAACGAGTGAGTGACAGTGACCTGGCCGGTCGTCGGGTCGGCCTGCAACGGCAAGATCTTGAAGATCTTGCTTGTCCCGTTGGTAACCGATCCGCCCCCGGCTGTCGCGGGTGCCCCGGTCGCCGTGGTGGACGCATCCGAGATAGCTACCGTGTCCGGGGAGCCGCCCCCATTAATGACCTCCAGGTAGGCCCCGTTGGTGCCCAGGATGTCGCGGGAGACGGTGTCGGAGGCCGAAACCGCAGCACCCGACGTGGTGGTCCCGGTCCGAGCCGGGGTGGTCGAGCTAAGCGCTCCCATGCCTTATCCTCACTGAGCCGTGGTGGTGATCGCGCCGGACTTCTGCATGTCGCAGGACCAAGTGACCATGTCGGCCACCGGGCTGGTTTCCACGTACTTCTCGACCAGCACGGTCAAGGAATCCTGGGCCTTGCCCGAGCCGGTCCCGTCCGGTCGCCGGACCAGCGTGCAGGTCTGGCCGATGAGGGCCTGGATGGTCGCCCGAGGGCCGGACGCACCGTTGTCGTAGATGCCCGACATGGTTACCGTGCCGTCCTTGAGACCGCCCGAGTAGACGTGGTCATCCCTGCCGTAGGTCGTCACGTCGTGCTTGTCGGCAGTCTTCTCGATCTGCGACGTGGTGACGAACGCCGAGAGGTCCACGCCGTTCAGGCTGATGTAGGTGTTCTTGCCGTGCACGAACGTCATGTCAGGCTCCTTGCCCTGCGATGTCCAGCGAGAAGATGGCTGCCAGGTAATCCACACCGGCGATGGTTACCACGTCGAATGTGCAGGAGGTCACGACCAGCACGTGGCAGGAGGTCCAGGTGTGACCCTCCAGTGTGGCCTTGACGGAACCGGAGCCGGAGCCCTTCGCCCAACCCGCTACCGTGTCGCGCGCGCTGCGGTCCGTCGCCTTGCCCGTGAGCAGGACCACGCCCAGGTCACGGATCCGGTCCATCCCGCGCCCGTAGGTCTGGTCGTACTCGACCCGATCCGGGTAGGACACGATGCCTGCCGGGGGGTTGACAGTTGCCGGGGGGTGGTCGTGGACCCGCAGGCCCGTTATGCCGGCCAGTACCCCGGCGATCTCGTCCATCACAGCGCTGAGAATCATGCCGCCCACCACCGTCGCTTGAGATCATCCAAGATGACCATCACGTCCGGGTCCAGCTTGGACAGCAGCCGCAGCTCCGAACCCTCGGTTGGGCTGCCCGCCACACCAAACGGCGAGTCCCGGCGAGCGGCGAGCCTGCTCACCTGGATCAATGTGGCGTTGACGACCTCGGTCGGGATGGCCGTCCAGCCCCACAGGCCGTGGATCGTGAGCCGCCCGGTGTACCCCGCCACCCGAAGCTGGGTGTACGGCCGACCGTGCTGGATCGCGTTCAGAGGCCACAACTCGTAGCCGGTATCCGCGTCGGCAGCGACCGCAACCCCGTCGGCATCCGTGACCGTGAGGCCCGTGATGCTCTGGATATCGTCAATCTCATAGACCGTCTGACCCAGGTACGGGTCGTACTGCCCCAGGAAGACGCGATCCTCGGCCGACGCCACCACACCGAACTGCCGTCCGACGAAGCGGTCGATCGCCCGGGATGCAGCCGTGATATAGATCGCGATCTGCGCATCATCGTCGGTGTCGGAGATCCTGAGGTAGGACTTGACGGCGGACGATGTCGTGTAATCCGGTTTCCACGTCACGGCTGCACCCCCTCTCAGATGCTGTGCGGAACGGCCAGCAGGACGGCACGCACAGTGAGCGTGTCCGTGGTACCGGCCGCGCGGATCATGCGTACCCGGATCCACGGCCTGCCAGGCTGAAGCCGGATGCCGACGACCACGTACTGGTTGCCGGTGGCCGCAGCGGGCAGCGTGGTCGTCACGGCCGCCGCAGGGGTACCGATCGAACCGGCGTTGTCCGGCGCGTCCTGCACGTCGAACGAAGTGCTGTCCGTGGTGCCTGCGGTGGAAGCGGTGATGACCAGCACGAGCCGGTCGTTGGGCTGGAAGGTGCTGGCACCCACGGCCACGTTGACGTCGGAGGTCATGTTGGTAGTGGTGGCGGTGGCGATCGATCCGCTGAAGGTCGCCAGCTTACGAGGCGCCACCAGCTCACGGGAGGTCATCGATTATCTCCAAACAGGTTCTTGTAGACCTCACTCGCCTGCTTGGCGAGCACGATGTCCACACCGTGGTCCGTCTCCGGGGAGACGGCGTTGCAGACGACAGCCAGCAGGGCCCTCTGGGTCTGCTCAAGCTGCGCCGAGACCGAAACGACCTCGGCCGTGGATTCGGGAGTCTTCCGAGTGGTGGGCATCCGTGCCTCCTAGACGTGACCGGAAAGGGTGACGTACGCGTTGGTGTCCTGCTGGGTGGCGTCCATCCGGGCCCACGCGGTGTACTCCACCTGGCGGTTGGCCATGCGGCTGTACGGGTTGACGAGGAGCTGAACGTCCTTCACGTCCCGCACCACGTAGCCCGACTTGATGTCACCGAACGCACCCCACTGGATGGTCGGGCTGTTGTTGGTGATCGTGGCCACGGCCTGGTCGATCGTGAGCGGGTAGCCCAGCAGGGTCGACTCGTTGAGCCCGAGCGCCATGTTCGCGTCCCGGCCCCGGTAGATCGGGTTGCCCGCGCTGTCCGTCAGCTTCTCGATGGCAGCCAAGGTGGTGTCGTTGATGACCCACCGGGCGTTACCCCGGTACGCCGGGTCCACCGAGTGGATGGCCGAGATCAGGTCGCCGTACGCGATGCCAGTGTTGGCCGCGTTCTGCACCGGAGTCCGACCGGTGAACAGACCCAGCGGCTGCTGGACGCCGGTACCCGTGGCCAGGTGAGTGGCCTGGATCCGGGCGATCCGGGTGCCGAGCAGACGCGAGAGCAGGGCCTCGATGTCGAACGCGGTGTCCTGGAGCAACTCCAGCGAGACCCGCAGCGGCGTGGAGGAGCCACCACCGGCCACGTAGCTATACGAGCCCAGCGCGTTGGAGCCGAACACGAGGTCCGCACCGGCCGAGAAAGTGTTGCCCTCCTGCACGATCTCACCGACGTTGCCGGTGTCGTCGATGGTGGGCCATTCGGTGGGGTTGCCGGTACCGGTCGTGTACCGCTCGGCCACGCCGCCGATCCCGCCGAACGCCTTCATTCGCTCGATCAGCTTCTGGCGAAAGCCGTCCGGCACGAGGTAGCCACCCTCGGACGGGACACCCTCGCTCTGGGCGTTGCTGATCAAGTCGGCGTTGGGCTTGCCGGTACGCAGGTAGTTGTTGAACGCCTTGGCGTAGGTATCCTCGACCGGGGCACCCTGTCGCGGCACACCCGCCGGCACGCGGACCGTGTTGTACGCGGCGTTGCGGTTCCGGATCTCCTGATCCCGCTTCGCGGTCTTGAGTTCGGTCTCCAGACCCTCGTACTGCGTGACTTCCTGATCGGTGAGGCTGCGCCCGGCCGCACCGTCGATCAGCGCAGTCATCGCGGCGAGGATCTCCTCGATAGTACGCATTCGGTTTTCACACCCCTCTTAGGTGCACTCGGGCTCTCGCCCTGATCATCTGGGACCGCCGGTCTTCCGGAGCCCCTTGGCCGCCGCCGCTTACCCGGTCGGCAAGTCCTGCATCAACCGATTCGGAGGCGGAATACCAAGTCGTTGCACTCATCGCGGCCCGCCAGGCCGAGGCATCGCCACCGGCCCGATCCGCGTAGTAGACCGAGATGTCGTCCGACACCGCGTCGAGCAGGTCGGCGTACTCCCGCATGTCGGCAGGCCCACCGATCCCGATCCCCTGGGCGTCGTGAATCATCATTCGGCCGCCCTTCGCGATCTCGACCGAATCACCCGCCATCGCCAAGAAAGATGCTGCCGAAGCCGCCAGGCCATCCACCCGAACAGCCACCTGAGCCGGGTGTGCCTTGACCGCCTCAAACATCGCCACCGCGTCATACACGAAACCGCCAGGCGAGTTGATATGCAGGTCGATGGCTGCCGCGTCGATAGCGTGGACAGCACGGACGAATTCACCAGCGTCGAGGTCCCAGCCACCGATGATGTCGTATACGTACAGCTTGGCGGTGTCGCCTTCGTTGGTGACTCGAAAGCATGGCGAGGTGCGCTCTTGCCACCCGGCGGCAGCCATCATGGCACGCCGGTTGGTGGTCATTCGGAGCTGCTCGATCTTAGGCTGCATTTTGGGCCTCCTGCGGGGGCTGCTGGGTGGCCCCGTTTCGGAGGACATCGCCACCCTCGATCGGCTCCATGTTCAGCTTGGCCCGAGCCTCGTTCGGCGTTATGATCCCGGCGTTGACTCTGTTGATCAGCATGTTCTGCTCGACCTGAGGGCTGGGCCGCTCAAGCTGGTCGAATGCGAAACGCACGTACCGGGGACGGGCGAGCAGGCGGGACATCCTGTGCTCGAACCTGATAGCCCAGGGGGCAAGGACCGTACGGCCCATTGCCCGCTGCTGCTCTTCGATACCGGTGCCCCAGCTTGTAGTCTTCTCAGTTGCCATCAGCAGGTGAGGCGGGACACCGGTCCAGCGAGAGGTCTCCTCGATCTGGTACGACCGCGACTGCATGAATTGCGCATCCACTGCGGTCATCGTCCACGGTGTGAACTTGAGCCGCCGGTTGACGATCGCGATCATGCCCGCGTTGTCCGGCCCACCCGTATTCCGGTTGAGCTGACGCTTGATCTCCGGGACATCCTCGGTGATGTCCTCTTCGCCCTCCGGCGTAGCCAGACCCGAGATCATCGCCCCATTTACGAACATGTTACCCGCGGCCCTGTCTGCCGCGATGCTCGTCCGGAAACTGGACCTGGCGGCGGTCAACAGGCCCCACGGGTATAGGCCGTCGGTCGACAGAGCCGGCACATAAAACATGTCCCGCGCGTCCATCTTCTGCCGGGTGCCGTCCGATAGCGCGACCGTATGCCAGAGCCCACCCACCGGTACGTTTCCGTTCCGGATTTCATCGATCGTGGGTTCCTCGGTCATCACCGAGATCGGATGTACGGCCGCCAGCTTGGCGACCGCCCCGGCTTCGTTCCGGAGAATCATGGCGTATGCGCGACCATGGATGACCGCATTAGCAATCATCGTTTCTTTCCACTCGAACACCGTCTGGCCATCCGGCCCGTCCGGGTCATCGAACACGGAAGCCACCGTCTCGACCGTGCCGTCATCCTTGCCCCGGTGAGTGGGCATCGGCAGCGAGGCGAGCGTGCCGGAGATGAGCGAGACCGCACGAAACATCGCGCTCAGTCCGAGGACGCTCGCCTCACCTACCGGGATACCCGACAGGTCGAGCGTGCCCCCAGGGGTGAACAGGGCGGCGAGGGTCGGGTCAGCGATGGACCGATTGAGATCGACCGGCTCATCTCGCCGAGTCCAGGGCCACCGCACGAATACATTACAGCACACCGCTGCATAGTGATGTAATACATCGTATGGCTATGCAGCAGGCGGTACAGGCCGCACTCGACTTTGAACCCCCGGCTGACCAGGACAAGGCGGTGGCACAGTTGGCCCTCACCTACGCGGCAGCCATTGATCAAGATCCCGAGCATGCGGACCTGTCGAAGGTCGGCCCCGCGCTGCTGGCCTGCCTGGAAGCCCTACAGATGTCCCCGCGAGCACGAGCGATCGCGAGGAAGAGCGGAGCACAACCCAATGCTGGTACAGGAAAGCTTGATGAACTCCGCCAGCGACGTGCTCGGAAGGACGGTGCCGCGTCTCTGGACGCCACCGCTACGTGAGCTGACCCCCGAGACCTCATTCGGGTTCGATGTCATCGACTTTGCCGAGGCTATCGGCTGGCCGCTTGATGAATGGCAGCAATGGGTAGCGATCCACTTGGGCGAGCTGCTGCCCGATGGCCGCCCCCGGTTCCGTACGGTGCTTATCCTGGTCGCCCGGCAGAACGGTAAGACGCTGCTATGCCGGGTGTTGATTTTGTACTGGATGTACATCGAATGCGTCAAGCTGATCGTGGGCACCAACACGGGTCGGGACACCGCTAAGAAGAGCTGGCGTGAGGTTATCGAGATGGCCCAGGACACGCCGATGCTGGCGGAGGAGACCGGACCCAAGGCGGTGCGTGAGAGCATCGGTGAAGAGTCATTCTCCAATCTACACGGATCGGAATACATCTTCGCCGCCCCGAATAATCGTGCTGGCCGTTCGCTGACCGTCGACCGAGCGCTGATAGACGAGGTGCGGGAGCATAAAACCTGGGTCGTGTGGAACGCACTCACCAAGGCGATGACAGCGGTCCCGAACGGACAGGCCGTCCTGATCTCGAACCAGGGCGAGATCTACTCGGTGGTCCTCGACTCGCTGCGGGAATCCGCCATCGAATACATTGAGACGGGGATAGGCGACCCCCGGACAGGGCTGTTCGAGTGGTCGGCACCGAACGGGAGTGACCCGACGGATGTTGAGGCCCTCGCGATGGCGAACCCGAACCTAGGCCGGCGCATCCTACTAGATTCCCTGATGGGTGACGCGATCCGTGCGAAGCGCTCGGGCGGGGAGGAGCTGGCCACTTTCAGGACCGAGGTCATGTGCGAGCGGGTCACGTCGCTGAACGCCGCGATCGACTCCGAGGCGTGGGAACGATCCGGCAGCCAGGCACCGATCAACCTGGCCGAGCACCGCAAGCAGGTCGCGCTTTGCCTCGATGTATCGCTGGATGCGACCCACGCGACCCTGGTGGCCGCCGCTTACCTGGACGGCAAGACCCATGTTGAGGTCATCAAGGCATGGAACGGCCGATACGCCACCCAGGAGGTCCGCCGCGACCTGCCCAAGCTGATAGAGAAGATCAAGCCGAGAGTGCTGGGCTGGTTCCCTGGAGGTCCCACGGCAGCCATCGCCGCCAGCATGCAGCCCAGACGAGGTGTGGATCCCTGGCCGCCCCGGAGCGTGCAGCTTGAGGAGATTAAAGGCGAAACGAAGGCGGTCTGCATGGGCCTTGCCGAGCAGGTAAGATCCGGCGAGGTCCAGCACCCGAACGACGAGCTGCTGACCGCACACATCGAATCGGCGCAGCGCTTGAAGAGCGGTGACGGTTACGTGTTCACCCGGCAGGGGACCCGCCCGATCGATGGGGCTTACGCCACGGCGGGGGCCGTACACCTCGCCCGCACGCTCCCGCCACCGCTGCGGCCTCTCGTGGTGGCTACGGCCTAGACGCGGGGGTATTGCGAGCCCGTCCCGTGGTACCACGGAGCCTCTAGCGATATGCCGCCGGTACGCACGGACCCCCCGCGCTAGAGCCCCCCAGAGGAGGCCACGCGGAGACCCGGAAATGCCCATCGCCCCATTTACCCAGACGCAAAGAAACAG